GTCCCCCGCCAGTCATAATAGAAGAGACCAGTTCTTGAAATTGCTGGCTCTGCTCTCCCCCTGGTCCCCGCCGTTGGAACGGATTAAGGAAACTCAACATTTGCATGGCAGGGTTCTGTTTCTTACCGCCTTTGGCTTTTTCGTCGATCATCCCAAAGAGTTCGCTCGCACCGGAGTAGAAACGCTCTCCCTCTTGTTCGAGCCTCTGAGCTTCTGACTCATGCTGCTCCCTTGCCTGAAGGGTGAGAGATTCATCTAAAGACAGTTCCCGGGCGGTGTCGGACTGCTTCTTTCTGGCTTCGGCAAAGTCAAACATTGTGGAAACAGTATCGAGCCGACGTCCTTTCTCGGCCTGATTCTCTGTTTCTATTGCCCCTCGCCGTTGAGCGAAGCCTTGGATAAACTCGCCAATGTTACCTAAAGCGGATAAGGCCATCACTTACCTCCAAACATCGACCCAAGCCCACCGAAAAGACCACCTCTCGCTTGCTGGCCGGCCATGCCCGCTAAAGCTGAACCGGCCTGAGTCCCTACGCCCATAGCCGAGATTCCCGCCTGAGTTCCACCAACTCCCAAAGTGGCAAGACGGGCCAGGCTTTCCGAAAACAACTGAGGGCCAAGGCTGCCGACCGTGCCAGCCTCACCCCTGGCAAGATCCCCGCGAGCTTGTTCAAGAGTACCGCCACGCGGCAAACTCCTTTCTATGGACTGCCTGGCCTGTCCGAACTGCTGCCGTATTCCCTGGATGGAAGGAGCCAAGGCTTGGGTCGTCTGCTCCGGATCCCCACTCACCAGGGCTCTGTATTTCGCAATAGGGATAGTCCGTGCTGGTTCGGTCTGCTCCTCGAGCTTTTCCGACAGGGCCAAGGCCCTCTCAGTGGACTGAGTCAATGCTGACTGAGCTGCCTTTCCTGCGCTTTTACCGCCCATTGTCTTCCCCCTTTGCTAAATACTTGGCCTCGGCAATATTAAATTCTTCCTTGGTTTGAACCGCCACGAGTCCATCTGCGGTTTTTCCGTGGTAGGTGGTGAAGCCCGGGATCGTGGCTACATAATTGAATCCCAGGTTTCTGACATATCGTTGCGCCAGCTTGTTCGGCTTTGGTGTCATGCCAAAAACCAGATCAAACCCTTGGTCTGTAGGCATGTTCTGAGCATCGAACTCCTCACCTTTGAGCAATAGCTTCCAAGGAAATCGAAACCACTGAGAGACACAGATCATTCCGAATCTTTGGGTGGTCGTTTGATTCCAGAACTTCCGAAAGAAGACGAAGGAGCCACAGCCTTTGAGCATGGAGTCAGTGTGGTTGATATCATTCAGCCAGCCGATTCCGTGATACTGATTGGTTTTCACATCGGTCAAAATGCTCAGGACCGTGTGAGGGTACATGCCCATGAAGTCGATAAACTCCTCTTTGCCTAGCTCCCGCTCGTGCATGACCTCACGATAGAGACCATCGTCATGCAGATCGTTGTAGATCCTCTCCAGCATGTCCTCTGGAAAGAGTTTCTTGTTGAAGGCATACGGATATGCTCCGTATCGGTTCTCCTCAGCGACTTCTTCTTCAACTGCTAGCATCTCGTCCTTTCAGTACAGGCGTATGTACTACCCCCCCTATCCCCCAGGGTTTGAAAAATTTATTTTTTTTTCTAAAGCGACCACAAGGGCCACCAGGCTTTTGAACACCTTTTTAATCGGCGCTCAGATCCATTTCAGAATATCCATTGTTCCTCTACTTCCATTCTAGTCGGCCCTTCAAGTAAAACGCCCCCAAAGCCCACACTCTCCTCGCCAGATCGCGGAGTGATAGGCAGTTGCAGGGATTCTTTTCATTGGCTGGCGGCCAAGCCTTGTCACGATCGTATTTCGTGAACGTTTTGGTCTCGGGATCGTAGGCAAACTCCGTCCACCCTGGTCCATCCAAGTCGAGGCCCTCTTGCGTCCTACCTGTCACCTCAACAATATTCGGGGGGATCTCAGGTCCGTAACCTGGAACCCTGCGGGACTCTAGTACGGACATAACAAAGAACCCAATAACAGTTCCGTCGATCTCGATAGGTATGTCCGGAACATACTGCGCAAACATTCTGTAGGTAGGCGAATACACCCTTGCCCTGGGGTTTTCTATTTCAATTCCAGTCTCAAAAGGATCCGAAGTGCTCATAGATACTCCACGATTCTGGTATTAAAGACGTGCCCACAGCCATCCGTGCCATCGGCTGCCCCCGGCAGCGGGGCAGGTGAGCCACTTCTTTCCACGACAGCAGTAGTCGGACCAGTCAATTCCAAGCGCCATTGGCTTATTTTTCCATCATTATCAACCCCCAGATCTCCTACCACGCCAATAGGTCCCGGAAGTGGTGGAACCGCGAGACCACTACAGGTGGTCCCAGGCGTAACCCCGTCATGGGGAAGAACCCCCTGACATCTGACGAACCCGGTATTATGCGCAGAGTGTTGGAGGTAGGCTCTTGTGACATCCACGGCTGAGATGACCGGAGCAGGCAGTAAAAGGGTTGCTCGCGCCTCAGCCGCCGTAAGGGGCATAGGAAAGCTGAAAGAAATTCGCTGAGTGTCTATATTTAATGTCGTCATTTTATCCTGGTGGTGGAAACCAAAGCAGGGACGCATAAACGCCCATACATTGAGCACCGCAACCTTGCCCGGTCGGGACTCCTCCAGGGAAGGAACGAAAGTTACTTCCATGTGCAAAGTTCCTGTATCTAAGTTCGGTAGCGAAACCACTTGCAGAGTTCGGAGGAGGAGTACCTGCGCTCGACCTTCGAATTTCAAGTGTGCCCTCCCACTGTTCCGGATGGAAGCGAGATGTTGGAGGGGTGCTGAAGGAAGCACCCACCTCTGTGAACTCAAGGCCCCGGAAAATGGGAATGGCGTTAGTGATCCCACTTTCAGGGCCGAGATCCAGGTCCAATCCAGTTGCAGGATCTACAACCCTAGCGGAAGCACTGGTGAACCCAAAGATCCCGCTGGTGTTGGGCACTCTTTGATTATTGGTCATATCATAAGGACCCGGGGAGGTGGTGGTGCAAAAAGGAGGACTGGCGGCCGGGGCCACATCTGCGACTTTCACGTCTATACTGTCACCGCCTGTGCCTGTATAAGAAACCACTGTAAAGCTAACATCTAGGCTCGGTCCGGCCGTGTCCCTGGTTGCTAGAACCTCATCACTGAAACCAGCAGCAATAGATGTAAAAGCCAGGTGAACGCGCCAGGAGGAGACAACAATGGTGGAGCTGTTCACGAACATTCCAGTAAAGAGAATCCAACTTCTGGTAACGTCGACGGGGGTTGCAATCACTAGGCTTCCAGTGAGCGAACCACCGCCTACGGAGATGCTACCTCGTTGGACCAAAACGTTCGCTCCGGAAACCGCGCCGACAAAGGGATCCGGAAAGCTACGAATGCCAGCTGCGGTTCCAGACGTATTGAGTCCTTGGGAATTAATGTCTGGAAAAGTTTGAGCTATGCGTTCTGTTGGCACTGTAAACCCTTCTATATAAACTCGATCACGGCAATCTTAAGGGTCAATGATCCCCCGCTGGTATTTCTGGAAACCCTTACGGAACTGAGACTCGCAAACTCCCAGAAACTAGTGTGAATCAACCCATTCTCGTCACTAGCACCGGCTGGAACTCCATGCGGTGAACCCTGAATTTGTAGGTAGGATCTCGTCAGGTCAGCCACGGCGGTAATGGCAACCGTCACACTTGTACCCACCAAAACAGCGGTGATCTCCTGAATCGCAACATCTATGTTGAACGCAGCCCCAATAAGCCCAGGCACACTAGGGAACTTCTCCAGATCGCTTCCCGCAATCGGGATACCCGGAAGAGTCTCAGCTTCATCTGTCGGGTCGTGTCTGGGGCTCATGATTGTGGGTTCTCAAATTCGGCACAACTGACGGTTATCGAAATGTCACCAAAACCGCCCGATTGCTTGTTTGCTTCAATGACCCATTCTGATCCCGGCCTGATATGCAATCTCCAGATCTCGGTGTTCCCCGCTCGCAACTGTCCGGTTCCTCCTGTGGCTGATCCCCGCCAGAAGTGTTTATTGGCCGTGGCTTCAGGCTCGGGCCTGACCTTCAAATCGTATCCAGTGTCTATATTGGAGAAATTGCAGACGATGATCGTGATCTGGAGCGCAGTTCTCCCGGCGGTGATCGCGGTGATCTCGGTGAGGACCGTCGTCAATTCCGCTTGTGCTGGTTCTGGATAAAAAACGTCGCCTACAGCCATTAAGGGGGACAGACCTCCGGTGCACCCGAGTTAAAAACCTGTGACACACTGATCGTGGCCGCTAGAGAAGCAACTGCATCGGCTTCTCCCTCCACTACATACTCTTCTCTGGGTCTTAGCGAGAACTCCCAAAACTCAGTGCCTCCAGCCGGGACCTCCCGAACGAAACCCGCGGTCTTCGCGCCACGCCAGAAGTGTTTATTGGCCGTGGCATCTGCGCCTGGGCGTACCTTAAGGTCATAGGCCACAGGAACATTAACGAAGCTGCACACGATGATGGCGATCTGCATCCCGGTCTCTCCGGTGTTGATCGTCGCAAGCGTCGTCAGCACGTCAGGGATAACGACCTGAACGATGTTGAGGTACTCAATAAAGACAGGCCCGCCTGCTGCTGCCAGGCTCGGTGGACAAATTCCCACTAAAATACTCCTGATACAAACGGGTGAATCTCATGGGGATTGGCCCACCGCCAGGCCCCGGTCGCAGCATTGTTGGTCACCAGGAATCGACTGTTCACGGCCTCTTCCACGGAGCCAGCGGAACCATCATTGGAGATGTTCATGGTGCGACGATCAAAGCCCCGGCCTACGTTGAACCGCGCATTGGCTCGGACGTTCAAGGGCGTATTGGGTTGGTCAGTCAGCTCCGGAGGCTTTGCCAGGAAGTTAGTCTCAACAAAGTTCTTCGTGGCTAGATCCTGGGGCTGAGTGGGGTCAGCGGCATTGATAGCCTTGTTCCCATTCAGGTTGATAACGTCGGCGTGGAGGGTTGACCCTCGATTCCCTCCGAGAGCGTCCAGGCGGTCCTGCACGTCGCGCAAAACAAAGTTGAGGTATTCCCAATCACCCTCATTGACTTGAAAGTGACCAGCGGTTTCGTTAGGCATTTGTACTCCTAAGCAGCTACACCTGCCTCACGTCCTGAGACAAGTCTTGCTCGTTGGTAACCCCGTTCTCCTGCAAGTGGATGCCATTCCACATCTGATTGCTCGAACCAGATCTTGAAGGCACTCGGGGAAGTAAAGATAAAGCGGAACAGCTGACCCTTCAGGCCAGCGGGTAAACGGATAGGTCCTTCTCTTGCCCATCCTGTTGAGGGATTGGTGAGGATGGTTAGGGTATGATCAGCGGTTGCCGATTCATCCACGAAGATCTCCAAAGTGATAATGTCGGCTCCCTGTGAAGAGATCCACATACGTCTAATGAACTTGAACCGGCTGTAACCGAAGTCCAGCTCGTAGGTATCCCAACGGGTAACATCGAGCGGATCCCGGAGAAATTCAAAATTGTTGTTGTAGTAGAGGAAGGGTCCACCCTCGAATGTCAGGCGAACCAGCTTTCCAATCGTATCGGCATCTAGGGAAATGATTTCAATCTGCCGGTCAGTGGTGGTGACAACGGGTGATTGAGTCACGACCCCATCGACTTCTATATTCACCGTCACGGCATTGCCTTGCGTGTCTATATCCAGCATAAGCTGTCGGAACCGTTTATCTCCGGGCCAGCTCTCTGAGGACCATTCTGTTTGGCTCGACCCTGGTGAGGTCCCTGTCACTGGTCTGGGTTCAACCAATGTCTCAAAGTCGTGCTTGTAATAGATGAACTCGGTAGCAGCAGCCGTAGCCAACTTGAGACGAATCAGCGTTCCCTTGGTGTCCTTCGGGAAAGACAGGTAAACCTTCTGCTGGCTGGTTGTGTTCACCGTGAATGGGGTCAGGTCCACTCCGTCGATCTCAGGTGTCACCGTCACGTCAGCACTGTTGGTGTCGATCTCCAGCATGAGCTTGACGAAGAACTTTGCATCCTGGTGGTCGATTCCAGGGAGTTGTCGAGCCAGTCGAAGCTGTGGGCATAGACCTTCACCGGGACCGTTGCTGAAGTTGATTCCACCAAGACCCGGGCGATCTTGCAGTCTGTGTCAAAGGGCAGCGACAGGATCAGCCTTTCACGACCTGTGGTCGAGACAGCTGCGAATGTCTTTGAGGGAGAGCTAACCTGGGTTGAGCTTCCATCCAGGAATACATTGATATCGGCTGTGACCCCTTGGGTATCGAGTTCGATGATCAGCTCTCGCAGGAACTTCCGCTTGGGTGATCCGTAATCGTCCCAATCGGTAACAGTCTTGAGCTGCTCTCTTGGCTCAACCCAGAAGTTGTAGATCACCTTGAAGAAGCGCATCCGGACACCGCCGTTGTCGCCTGTCAGAGCGATTGAGCAGTTCCGTGCAAACGTCCCTATCCCGCCATTGACGGGGAAGCGGATCTGATCCCTGGCCGCTGTATTGAGGGTCCCCAGGATTACGCTGGTTGCCCCGTTGTTGAAGTGAGCGGTCACGGTAACGTCAGCCCCGGCCGTATCCGCGTCGACAACGATCTCGGTAAAGTTCTTCTCTTCCTGCTTGGCGCCGAAGTCATAGAACTTCATGCGGAGGTCGAAGACGATATCCGCTCCATCATCCTGATTACCTGTCTCTCTTTCAAACACGAAGCCAGAGCTGTCACCGGACTGAAACTCGCCCAGGTCGTCGAGAAGCAGATAGGAAGTGGCAGGCCTGTCTGAAGGCTCCCACCTTTGCGTGACGAAGTCGTAAACGATCTCCCGGCGTACCGCTGAGGTGTCGGTGTAGGCGAAGTAGAGCTTATTGTCGAAGAATCCAAGCCGTTCACTCTCGGCCTCTGAATCATCAATCGGGTCGAATCCTTCAACAGAGAACCCTTCAAAGAGCGTGTCGATCTTTTCGGTGAGTTTCTCAGCCCTTCCGCTGCCTGTGAACGCATAGATTCCATCGTAGGCTCGGAAGAAGATCACCCCCGCTCCCAGGATCAGGGCAAATTTTGAGAACAGCCCTCGCTGCGCTCCCGTCTGAAGGGGTTGGAAAGTGGTTGGATCACTACCCACTATCCGGTAAATGGTCCGATCAGTGAAGCAATAGAGCTGATCGTTGTAGGCAAAGGGCCTTCTGACTCGATCACCGCCCTGTGAGGCCACGATGAAGCCACTGGAAACGAACTCCTCGACCTTGATGCGCCGGGAGAAGACGAGCCTATCCGGGTTCGCGCTATCGTCCAGCCAGGACCTATTTTGATGAATAGCGATAACGCCTGACGTAGAGGGAACGTCGATCTGATCCGTATCAATGGACTCACCCAGACCCAGATCTCCCAGGCCATCATTGAAAGTTGTCGTTCCAACTCCATTGGCAATCGACTCAACAAAGAGATACTGCGTCGTCAGCGTCCCGCCTATACGGAAAAGGTCTACAAAGTCCACCTGGGGATCGGTTGAAAAAGTAATCAGAACGTCAGCGCGGTTCCTGGTCACTGTGGTTTGAGATGGAGCTGTAGGAGAAAGTGGGCTGATAATGCCCGTCACACTGTTTCGGTAGACGTATCGCCAGTCGTAGTCTCCCTTCAGCCTGAAGGACACACCACCGACCATCTTGCCATCGTCGATGTTGACGACCACATCACCGCACTCAGTCGCTTCTACAACGATCCTGAAGGCTTTAACGTCCGCGAAAGTGGTGTCTTCACTACCCACCCGTTGGAAGTCTCTTTTGGGGATAAAGACCTCGGTCCACTGATTCTCACCACCAACCGCCGAGAGGAAATTGAAAGACTCCAGGCTCTCGCCACTGGCAATGTCTGCGTCCTCGGTCAAAAAGGACTCATCCAAGGCAAATTCCCGCAGCCCTCCGTCCCGGCCTTCCTTGGAGGTCGCATCGAAATCAAAGACGCGGGTGAAATCATTAGGTGCAACTGATTTGGTGAAGTAGTTTTGCGTGAAGTCATTCACGAGTGGATCCACATCAAAGAGCAGCCTGATTTCTCTCAGGTTCTTGGGAATGTCGATCTTGAGGAAGAAGTGAATGAAATCCTCGTCGTCACTGTCCCCTGGAGTCGAGAACTCATCCAGGTCGATCACGATGCTTTTGCTTGCCGTACCCCGAACCAGCTTGGCGACTTCGATCTTCATGGAGAACGAACCCTCACGAGGATCCGTTCCGTCATCGGACAGGACCGCGTCGACGGCTGCGTAGGATGCAGCGGATTCAAAGTCGTCGATGGTTTTGAACTGCTGCGTTCCCTCTACGGCAGTCGCTACTGCCGCTCCTCCAGCGATTCCAAACCTATTTGTTGTGGTCCCATCGTCCTTGATCCGCTTGGTCGGCTCGAAAGCGATCATGTGAGGGAGCGGAGAGTTGTTGATCTTGTAATCCGTAAAGACGACCGGACCACCGGAATGACCCGTTGAGATAGAAACGAAGTCGCGGAAGATCTCCGTGCCGGCCGCTTGATAGTTGATCCCTGTCCCTGACACGATCTGACGGGCCAGGGCGTTCACCAAAGCTGGCGCAGCGGGAATCGCCGTGACGTTCTCCTTGACGCTCCCCGCACGAGTCTCGATGAAACCCGTGCGCCTGGAGGTCATGTTGTCCAGACGGACGTAGTGACCCTCTTCGATCACATCTCCCGGCCGGGAGAGCGTGAGGCCCAGATTCTCCAGATCAATGGGAGCGTTGCGTTCTTCAGTCGGCACTAGGCGGTTTGTCTCCGTTGGTTTGCTGCGCTTGCTGTCCAGCAGCGTTTTTCAGTTCTTCAGCGGTGATCTCCCGGACGAACATCTTCTCGGGATTCTGCATATCCAGGCCCAACTTCATCCCTTTGGGAATCCCTAACTCATCTCTGAGAGTCTGGACACAATCCATCAATTCGCGGCCGTGATGCCTCTTGAGCGTGTTGACCACGTCTTGGATCTCTTTGTTCTGCTGGCCCACGATCCCCACGACCATCTGGCGTTGAGAGGCCCCCAGGTCCCACCTAGTTTGCTTTTTTCTTGGCTGTTCTCTTTTGCTTTTTGTTCCCATCTTTCCTTACTCCTTTTGTAAGTGTTTTTAGGGCAGCTTGTTTCTGCTCCGGAGTGGCTTCGGCCCACTTCTGCTCGGCAAGAACCGTTGAGTAGTGGGCTATCCTTCCGGACAGCAAGGCCCAGAGACAGTCTTTCACTGTCATGTTTTTGTGGGAGGCCATTTCTTCGGCAATCGCCTGTTGTTCATCGTCTAAAGTGAAGGTGATTTTTGACATTATTTCCCCCAGGCTGGATTGAGTGACCAGCGTCTTTGCCAGCCATCGGTACGGCTGGCCTCATCCTTACAGTTGTGACACACACGATGGATGCGAGAGATCCGCTCATCAAAGGTGGGGAGCTGCTCCTCATCCACTTCGTCGCGCCGATCCACAATCGCTCTAAAGTCCATGAATAGACGGTCCAGTTGTTTAATCGCGGTTTTCATGATGTTGGTGCACTCAAATCTAAGTAGTGAATGACGATCCTCAGCTCACCAGCCGAGAAGTCAACTCCATCTGAGGTGATAACCACGTCGTTTGCGGTCGGGAAGGTTGTTACGGTGTCATCTGTCGCATCCGTGATATCAACTGTTGTGCCAAGCGAACCTGAGATTGAATTACCCCAACGATCCACATCAACCCCGTCACCTATGTCGAATCCGGTGGGTCCGGTGATCGCCCCGATCACGCGAGCTGTGATTCCAAACACAAAACTTCCAGCAGGGATCGCACCGGCAATAGTGACCGAAGGTGCGGCCACATTTAGTTGAACGACAAAAGAATTTCTTTTGACCTCTGAGAAATCACCAACAGTCGATTTCAGCCGAAATCGAACATTCTGTGCCAGCGACATGGCAGCGTCAGTCACGGAAACGGTTGAACCGACCCCGAAGAACATTTCTTCCGGTGAAGAAAGCGTTCCAAGGAAGAACGTCGAGCAGCCCCGGAAAAGAATGTCTATGTTCCCACCGCCTGTGCCGATATCTATAAGGTCGCCCCCAAAATTCACATCTCCTGAAACGATGCGCAAAGCCCAATTAGCGTTCCCTTCCGTAGGAGCACCAAGGATGAGAAGCGTCGAAGCGTTGGTGATCGTGTCGCCAGTTCCTACCGTGATATTGGGCTCGTCAATAATGACCGAGGCCACATTTGCGATACCTTCGGTTGCTCCCTGCGTAACGAGAAGCGGTTCGATATTGAGAGCGGCAATTAAAAGGGTGTCTCCCGCAACTGCGGTTTGGGTTGTTTGGATTTGCAGCGAGGCGGTTTTGTTGGACGACCCACTCGAAGTAAAAGTACCAAGCAGAGCTACCTGAGCAAAGTCTTGGAGGATTCCTGACCCAATGGTGAAGGTTTTTCCTGCACTCAAGAACACATCATCTCTAAGGTCTAAGGTCCCGTTGAATCTGACTCCACCACCTGAAACCAAAAGTGCATGATTAGCAGTTCCCTCAGTAGGCGCAGAGTTAATGATCAGCGTGGCCGCTATCCCAACTGCGTCACCACCACCCACGGTAAGTACAGGCTCATCCAACATCAGGGTTGCGACAGTAGGTGTAGCGCCCCCGCCAGGCGTGGTGAGAGAACCCCTCATACGAACTTGAGCTAACGCGCCATCGCCAATGTCGCTGGTGACGGTTGAGGAAAACAGCGTTCCGGAGGCTTGGTTGAACGCACCGCCCGACGTGAAACTTCCCGCGAATGTACTTTGAGAGTAATCAACGGTGATCCCTGAAGAATAACCGTGCGGCCCATCTCCTCCAACAAGGATGTTTCCCCCGAATGAGACATCCCCTGAAATAACTCGAATAGCAAAATTACTGAGACCTTCTGTGGGGGCATTGACGATCAAAAGGGTCTGCGCGTTGGTGATATCACCCGTCAAATTATCGCTGATGAACGGCTCATTTATCTCGACCTGGGAAATATTGGCAATGTTCTCGGTCTCCGTTTGTGTGGTGATGGCCGAGATAAAGGTCACTCCAGTTAAAGACGTAGTATCTCCTGACGCTCCTACCAGGGTTTGGGTAATAAACACTCCAGAGGCAAGTGTGGCAGCGCCATCAGAGGTGAATGTTTCGGAAATGATCAGGCCGATAATCCCGGACGGTGTACCACCAATCGCATGCGGTCCTGCCCCTGAGACAGTTAAATTGCCGCCTAAGAACACATCGCCCGACACCACGTTGATCGCAAAGTTGGTAACCCCTTCAGTTGGAGGATTAGCGATCCGCAACGCAGACGCCACGGTGATGAGTCCACCACCTGTCAGGTTGTCTTGGATATCGCCCTCAATGTTCAGGAAGGCGATGTTTGCAATCGACTCGGCGGCGGTCTGCGTTCTAACACTCCCATCTAGCATGAAATCAGCTAGGAGAGAGGTACTGCCAGCAACCGCCGTCTTGGTGATGTGAAAGCGCGATCCAAAGGACTCTCCACCACTACCGCCAACCACAATCCCACCGACGTTGAGGTACATGCTGTCCTGATTGATGACATCCCCAAAAGTCAACCGACCACCACTTCGCAGTTTTATACCGGCTGTTGAACTTACGATGAGAGCAATTTCACCACTAACTCCGCCAATACCTGTGGTTGTACTAGCGCGGTTGGGGATCAGCGTTGGCACGGTTGCCGTAGAGGTCACATTCAACAGCGCAAAGGAGCTACCGTTTGCCCCTTGGACGGTCCCCCCAAATTGGCTCAAACCACTTGCCACGCGAATGGCAAAATTATTGACCCCTTCCGTGGGCGCGTCGGCGACCAAGAGGGTCGATGCGTTGGTAATGGTTCCAGTAAGATTATCGACAATCGAAGGTTCCAAAACTCGCAGAGAAGCAATGTCAGTGATGTTTTCCACCGCTGTCTGGGTAGTAATTCCAACGACAACATTCACACCAAATAAACCGACAAAGTCCCCTGGAGCACCAGTCAATCTATCTTCGATCTCAACCAAAGCAGCAAAGACATTTGATCCGTCAGAAGTAAAGTTTCCACGGAAGAACATTCTGTGGATACCGTCTGGAATGCCGCCAAAGACGTGCGGTCCTACACCTGAGACAGTTAGATTACCGCCTAAGAGCACATTCCCACTCGCCACGCGCAAAGCGAAATTATTGACCCCTTCCGTGGGCGCGCCGAGGATCGCCAGGGTCGAAGCGTTGGTGACCGTGTCTCCCGCCCCTATTGTGATATCCGGTTCGTTGAGAATGAGTTGGGCAACGTCCGCGATGGTATTGGAGGCTCCCTGCGTGGTGATCGAAACATCCGCAAGCAGACCGGCAAGAGATAGCGTGTCTGCGTTGAATCCGGTGACGCTCCCCCCAAGGAACAGCATTTCTGCATGGTTGGATATGCCAGTCGAAACAAAAGCGGCAATAAAGGCCATGCGCGCATGGGTTTGAGGCACTCCCGATCCAAGGGTGAAATTGTCGGAAGCACCCGGTTGGGTGATGTTACCGAAGAAATCCGATGTACCGTCTGTACGCATACCGGCCGAGTTGAAGATCCCGTAATTGTTTGAAGTTCCCTCAGTTGGCTGTCCTGAAATGAAAAGCGTGGCCCCGATCGCCATGGCATCACCACCAGTCAAGGTGATGTTCGGCTCATCAAGTACAAGTGTTGCCGCAAGAAGTGATGTTCCCGTTCCAGGTGTGGTTAAAGAGCCTCCACCCGACCCCCCCATCTTGACGTAGCTCAGGCCGGTATCCCCATCCGCGCTGGTAATGTCTGAAGCGAACAAGGCCCCGGCTGCGAAATTACTCCCACCATCTGAAGTGAAAGCGCCTTGGAAACGGGTCTGGACGAAGTCTTCACCAGTTCCCGCGACCTGAATGATTGCCGTTCCTCCCGCGATTATGGTGATGATATCTCCACCAGCGTCGTGGCCTATCCCGGTGTTAACATCACCTTGAAAGGTATAGACCGGGCCGGTCAAAGTAGCGATAGGATGGCTCAATAACCATGACGAGCTGGTAGTAGAACGCATCGAAGCGCCGCTGAAGCGAACCGTTGAGCCCCCGGCGATTGCGACCTGGATCTGATTGGCGTCTTGCTCGTAAAACCCGCTATCCCCATCCCCGAAAGCAAGAGTCGGTGTGGTCGCATCGTTGCTTGAAGGGAGTATCAGCTGTGCGGTAGTGGGTAGGATTGTGAGGTTTCCTGACTCCGCGACCGTTAGGACCGTGACGAAGCCACCTGCGTCGATTCGGGTCTGAAGGGTCCAGAGCGAACCTGTCCCATCGTTGGCGGTCACATCGACGAAGAACTTCCAATCAATGCTGTGTGGAGTTGCAGCCGCAAAGCTCTGTCCTCTTAGAAGGATAGCTTCCGAATCTAACTGACCATCACCACTTAGAGGATCGGCTTCAACTATGATAGCGGCGGTAGAACCGCCCCCATCGTTGGTAAGAATACGAATACCGTAAGTGTTGTCTCCCGCTAACCCGATCCGTTCAATTAGAAGGTTTTGCTCATTGGTTACGCTCCCGCCGCCGGTAATAGAAGTAAACGTTTCGCTAAGAACCAGAGTTGATACGTCATCTACAACTCCGCTGGTCACGACTTGAATTTCCGTAAAGATTGCCATGGCTTCAAGTCTGGCATCCGAGACATTGCCTACGATCACTGAGTCGAAGGCCAGCGAAGACGGGGTTTGTCCGCCGCCAGCAGAAGTGAACTCTCCGGAAATGCCCACCTGTACGTTGCCAACACCGCCACCGCTGAGGGCGTGTGGACCAACGCCTTGTACGTCTAATCTCGCATCTGTTCCAAGACGGATGGCTGGCGCGACCGTATCGACGATAAACACATCCCCGCCATCACCATTCTTGCGAACCAGCAGGGCCTCAGAATCGTCCACGTCGATGATCGTTTGACCATCGAAGGTCTGCCCTCCGTCGAAGAAGCTCATGCCTAAGACGATCAGATCTGTTGAAACGACAAAATCAGTCATATCAAGAACTCGGTGCTTGCAAACTCATGTAGTGAATGGTGATCCTGATCTCACCGCCTGTGAAATCGACCCCATCTGAGGTGATCACCACATCGTTTGAGGCCGGGAAAAGGTTCAAGGCCGAAGAGGTATAATCGGTAATGTCAGAAGTGGTATTCAAGGTAGCTGCGATTGAAGCCCCCCATCGGTCCACATCAATGCCATCCCCTACGTCAAATCCAGTCGGTCCTGTGACCGCTGTGATCACCCGAGTTGTGATTCCAACCACGAAGCTCCCCGAAGGAATGGCCCCGGCAGCTGTGACGGATGATCCAGCCGAAGTCAATACGGTCGTAAAAGCCTGCCGAACCTCCATGAACTGACCGTTGGGCGCTGAGTTCCGAAACTTCCATGAATTACCGTCGGTCGAAACTACGGAACTAGCGACAGTCACGTTTCCTGACCCTGCGTCGATCCCAATGAACAGTTCATCTGGGGTATCAAGATTGCCGACGTAGTAGGTTCCGCAACCCCTAAAAAGGATTCTGCTGTTGCCGCCACCCGCGCCAAACGCGATGAGATCTCCCCCGATCTCCACATCTCCTGAAATGATGCGGAAGGCCCAATTATCGACACCTTCCGTGGGTGCGCCAGTGATCAGGAGCGTTTGGGCATTGGTGACAGTCGATGAACCTTGGAGGGTGATGGCCGGCTCGTCGATTTGAACTTGTGAAATATTCGCAACAGCTTCAGCGACATTTTGGGTTGTGACGGAACCAGTAAAAGTGGCTACGTTGATCCGGGCCGTGTCGCCAGAGAAACCCTGAATGTTTCCTTCGACCAAGAGGATGTGGGCTTCGTCGCTGGCCCCCCCGGAAATGACTTGGCTTGGGGCAATTCGCAAGAAAACGTAATCAAAAGCTGTGCTGGTTCCGAAGGTGTTTCTACCCGACGCAGTTTCTTGTAGAAAGGATGCTCCAATAACTCGCACTAGATTGCCTGGAGGGAAGCCCGACGCAGAGGTATCAACCTTGAAAATATCCTGACCAGGACCGCCCCCACCAGCTTTTTGGATGAATAAAGCTTCGGCGTCGTTCACGGCAATTTTCACCTTGCCCCCGAGGAAGGTAGCTCCAGACGTCACGCGAAGAGCGAAGTTGTTAGCGCCCTCAGTAGGGGCTCCTTGAATCAGAACAGTGCTGGCGTTGGTGATGACTCCCCCGCCTGTCAGGTTGTCAGAGATGTCCGGCTCGAGGACGATAAGCTGCGCGACGTCTGCGATGGATTCCGATGCCGACTGGGTGACGATTATAGACGCGAGATCCGTTCCAGCGAGCCTTAACGTATCGCCAGGAGCCCCGCCCAGGTTTGCAGCGACTCGTAGGTTAGCCGCTTGGATACCGGCCCCACCAGAAGTAAAACTGCCGACCATAGCGAACTGGAAAAGGTTCTGCGGAACTCCACCCATCACATGCGGCCCTGCAAGGGCGAATCTTACGCTGCCATCCTCGACGTTGAGAGCGTAGTTGCGGGTGGCCTCGGTAGGAGCTCCGGTGATAAGCACGGTGGAGGCTTGTGTGATGGTCCCTGTCAGATTGTTCGTGATGGTAGGTTCATCAATCTGGACCTGGGAGATGTTTGAAATACTCTCCGTGACACCCTGAGTGACCACGTTTGCAGTAAAGAGAGCCCCCGTTAGATGGTTCGTATCTCCGCTAACCCCGTTAAGCTGTGCATCTATGTGCAAAAGGGAGGCAAAGTCCGCAACTGCTGGCGCGGGCTGGTATACAGAACTGAAGCGAACTTGAGCATTTTGGACAAGGTTAGTTGATCCGAGTCCAGCAACCAGCAACTTCACGCCAAGGCTTTGAGCTTGACCAATTCTGAGAACGGCATCTGGGGGACTAGAACTGCTTTGGTCCAGAAGCACAACGTAGTTCTCGGTTCCCACTCCCGTTGCCGGTGCGTTAGCGACCTTCAAAGTGAACGTCCGTGTAATCGTATCCGTTCCTTTAACTATGGAGGCAGGTCCAAGGAGCATCGTTCCCACGTCGCTGATGCTCTCACTATTATTTTGGGTGATAATTTGCGCCCCGTTCCCGGGTGGACTGACCGCAAAGAGGCACTGTCTGGCGGTACGGGTAGCATCACCCGTCTGGAAACCATCTACCAGCACCTTATAGGTTGAGTCGGGTCCCCCCCCATAGTCGTCAATGAAAGATCCGGTGATGTGCACCTGGACGTTGTCGACAAAGGTGGGAGAACCGATGGAGAATTGTTCCGGTTGGGAAAAAGCGACACGGCCATCGTCGGCCATTCGCATAAGTTCTGTTGGAATTGCACCGTCGATTGCGGCGTTCATGCGGAACAACGATTGCCCATCAAAACCTGTCGTGCTCAGGGGAGAAACGAACATTCTCCAGTTGGCATCGTGGTTTGCGCCTCCGGATTCTCTGGACTTACCAACAAACAACAGGGTATGAGAGAAGCCCACGGTAGAGTTCACCGTGAGGTTCGGAGCGTCGATGATGAGCCGGTCCACAGATGAGGATGGCAAAAGGACTACACCCTCTCCAATCGTCACGGCTTCACTGATCGTATCGACCTTGAATACGATTGGACTCAAGTTCGCCCCTGTAACCCGGAAAGCAGCCGCGCTGTCAAGGGTGGCGGTGAGCCCGGCGAAGCATCTCAATTCTTCGGCAACGCGAATAAAAGGACCAGTGGTGCTTTCACCAAGGATCAGTTCGTCCGATGCGCCAATAGAGAACCAGACGTTGTCCCCGCTGTTGGCAGAGTTTCTCCAGACAATATCGTCCGCATTTGAAAGTCGGAGACCACCCGTTTGCGCTGGCGCAGATCCTATTGCAAGAGATTGCTGCGCCTTGACAATGCCGTTGGTGGTATCAATCACCAGCGCACTACCGACGCTAAAGGCAGAGGTGTTGCTTCCCACCGTATGAACATTAACTATTTTCTCGAATGTACTCCGGACCTGTTTGAAGGTAACCCTCGGTGTCCCGGTGTTGAACATATCGAACTCATCGGACTGTGGACTGGACAGAACCGCCAGATCACCATTGTTATTGGCGTTTCTAAAGAAGATCGAGTCCGCATTTGCAAACCTGAGCGTCCCTTGTGAGGCGGGAGTCGGTCCAAAGGCTATGGCCCCCCCCGTCGAGCCGGGGCCGATACTCATAAGCGTGGGAGAAGTGGTTGAAGTGATGGTAAATTCATCAACGAAAGCGACAGCATCAATCCTGGATGAGATTGTGAAGAGTGAACCTGTTCCGTCGTTATTGACTGGAGCTACAAAGGCTTTCCAGTCAACATCGTGGGGAGAGCCATCGTGTGATTTTCCCGTCCACAGAACCGAGAGAGAGTCTCTAACACCTGGAGAACCCAAGGCCGCAGTATCGAGAATAAAACCATCACCCGCAGTCACACTAGTGCCGACTTTGACAGATGTACCAAAGTGACCTGTTCGGAATTGCCCACCACCAGGATTGCCGAGATCAAGCGTGTTCTGTGGATTGACATTGAACACAGTCCCCAAGAAGTTGTAATTCACAGATGCAGCACCAGGCTTCAACAGAATTTGACCACCTGAACCCGCACCACGAATATCCAGAATAGCGTCGTCTTGCCCTGTACCCGCAGTCTGCGCTTCGATAAAGAATTGGGCTTGACCACCGGCATATATAGCCAGGCGCTCATAGTTAGAGAGATCCGTGAAGGTCGCGTAGACGTAGAAAAACTGGTCGTTGGTCCCGCGCCGCAAAGCTAGTATGTCAGCACCATCTCTGTGGAGCTGAACGTCACTGGCAGCACCGAAGGTCAAAAAGGTGTCGTCTTGAGCCAGCCTTACCGCTTCATTGATCGTATCGACGATGAACACATCCCCCGCATCCCCATCCATGCGAACCAGGAAAGCCTCGACGCTGTCCACGTCAATGATCAGGCCATCAACGATAAAGCTCCCCGGAATCGTGAGGTTTCCCGTATCGTCAATCTCGAAGACCGTAACGAAGCCAGCTGCGTCGATCCTGGTTTGGAGTGTGAAGATCGAACCTGTCCCATCATCGGCGGTCACGTCCACAAACAGTTTCCAGTCAATGTCGTGTTGAGTAGAGGTCTCGAAGCCTTGGCCCGTCCAAAGGATTGAATGGGAGTCCTGCTGCCCATCGGATGTTAAATCGGGAGAATCGAGAATGATTCCTTCGGTGACTCCAGCAACAGTAAAGAGAAGCCTTCGGTTAAAAGTCCATTGCTGGTCGATACTGGAAAAAGAACCAAACTGAGCAGTACCTATTTGAAATGCGACGCTCGTAGCAGCATTAATAAATAGAAGGGTGTCCGAAATCATACGAAACGTAAAGTTTGAAGCAATAGGTGCAGCTGTCCCCAACCAAATTGCCGGTGAAGCTACAATATCGCCACTATTGTCAAGAATGATTGATCCGGTAGTGCCGATTATGTCCATGCGGCCTGCATCATCGAGAGTAAGTCTGTTCACGAAGCCAGCTGTGTCGATCTGAGTCTGCCAAGTAAACAATGAACCCGTACCGTCATCGGCGGTCACGTTCACGAAGAACTTCCAGTCAATGTCGTGAGGAGTGGCTGTTTCAAAGCCCTTGCCCGTCAGAAGGATCGCGCCCGAATCCTGGTTGGCATCGCCCGTGAGATCCGCGTGGTCGATGGTGATGGCGTTAAAGCCACCCGAGACCTTGTCCTGGCCGATAAAGACGCCGTTGGTGAAGAGGTTCCTTACCGCGAAGCTCGCGCTTCCAAGGTCGTACCTGTCGGTGATGAAGGGTGCAAATTCGAAGTCGGCAGTAACCGAACCTTGAATACTCCACCGTTCTACGCCCTCGTTAAAGAACTCAAGAGCGCCCACACTAACGTCGAATTTCAGGTCATATTGACCACCACCCGACGCTCGTACGGCTTTGATTAAAACTTCACCGTTGCCGCTTCTATCGGCAATGATTTCCAGGTAGCGTTCTTCACCGACAATGTCAAAGGAAACGATTCTCAATTCCTGCTGAGTTCCACTAGCAATGGACGAGCCAGGGTCAACCAGGGAAATAATACCGGCAGCCTCTCTGCGGAAAACAACGTCACTGGCAGCACCGAAGGTGAAAAGGGTGTTATCTGACCCTAACCTCACCACATCGTTGACCGTATCGACGATGAACACATCCCCCGCATCACCGTCCTTTCGGACCAGCACGGCCTCGGTGTTGTCCGAGTCGATGATGAGCTGATCCATGGTGAAAGTCGCACCGCTGACGGTCAGGAGCCCGTTGTCGTCGACGGTCAAAATGTCGGTGAAAGGAGCCCCATCAATGCGAGTCTGTAGGGTCCAGAGCGAACCTGTACCATCGTCGGCGGTCACGTTCACAAAGGCTTTCCAGTCGATCGTATGAGGGCTACCGTTGTTGGAGTGGCCTTTCCATAGGAAGGCATGGGAATCGAGCTGTCCAGGCGCACCAAGGGGCAATGCGTCAAGAATGATCGCATCAATGGGCGAGTTTTCCTGGGTCCCTGCTGTGAGAGACCGTTGGACAACCTTATCCTCTGGGAAGGTTGCCGCCTCGAAATTCCCGCCAAGTATTGCTACGCCGCCTACTGCGCCCATATTTCTCCTATATCAATGCCAGGTACTGCACATTCACACCGTCTAATCCGACCTCACCGTGAATAAAGATCTCATTGAGGTTGATCGTCGTATTGCCCGGAGCTGGAAGCGTGGTGAAGGGCAACGTATTTCCGATGATCGGAGTTTGCAGCTCCACGCCGGCCAGTCCATCGTTGAGCACCGTACTGTCACCAACAAAGATCTTCCCACCGTTGTTCCTCAAGACCTGGAGCAAGACCCAAACGGCCTCGATGGACAGACCACTGAGGACCGTAGCCGCTGGAGAAGCTGGCAAGGTGACATTCGAGAGCAAACGAATTGGCACTACCTGAGTCCTCCAAGAAGATCACAAGATGGATCATCCGGTTCCTCTCCATCTTTTCCGTCCGTGTGGGACTTGTAGATGAAACGACTGCCGATGAAATAGTCCCCATCATTCGGCTGCCGAACGGGGATCCCTTCTTCGCCGTTGGTCTGAGAGTTGATCTCCAACGGCTTGGCCGTGGTTAAGATCCCCTCATCATTGTCGAATTTCTTTTGCCTGGTATCGACTTCGGCATAGTCGCTGTACCTGTCTTCGTTTCCAGGAGTGGTTTCCCCTGGATTTTCCTTTGCGTGACTCATGGTTTCCTCCTTAAACGATTCGAGTAGGGACTGTTTTTAGCCCCAACTCTTTTGCTGCTATGATGGTGTGGTTACCTTCAATCAGTAGGGCATCCACACCCATCCTCTCGATCCTTGGACCGCTGCACTCAAGAATGATGAGTGTCTTTTTTAGATCTTCAGCCATGTTCTTCTTGTGGTAATTGATGGTGTCCCGAGTCTTTTCAGGGGAGAACTTGGGCTCCTTCAATCGGTCCACAGCAAATTTCTCCAGGAACTCAACAGGGAGTTCATCCCCGTACAGACGCCTGTACTCATCAAGCTGATTGCGCAAATATTCTTTCAATGGCCCTCGCTTCTGATCTCATGAGAGTCAGCACAGTGGCTACTCCTGCCTCATATCGTGCGTGACAGTATTTCTCCTTACCTAAGTCCTGGCCCTCGCCCTGCTTTCCAAGCATCTTCTCGAGTACGCCGTAGAGGATGTAGTGAAAGAAGGCCGGAGTGATGTTCAACAGGTCCGCAGAGCTGGTCAGAGTAGCGGGCAGAATCGTGTAGGTCAGGGTGAAATCCTGACCTACGGGCCCAACGTCCCGATCCACTTCAAACCGCTTGGTCAAAAGGAGGTCCTGGTGGTACTGCTTGGGAACACCAGCTGGTTCGTTCTTCCAGTTCCGGTTCTCCGTATCTAGAGCCCAACGATCTGTACGGTGCAGCGGGACCTGGTTGAAGGAGATCCGATCAATACTCATGGAATCACTAGGTTCTAAGAACACACGATCACCCGCTGTCGCACCAACGGTATCCTGTCTCTTGAAACAGCCAGTCCTGTCGAAAAAGTCCTTCTCAATATCATTGATGTAGCTGATGATCTCTGACTCGGTCCAGAAGCCCGATGAGAACGTGGCATCCTCCTGGGTCATGAAAATGATCTGATCGAGCATATCTTGAACCGTTTGCGGACCCACGGCTGGTGCAACGGATTGGGCAAAGACGATATTGACCCCTTCCCCGGTATTATCCACGTCGAGGAACACCGCATTCAGGTCAATGAGAGCGTCTGACCGCTTGCTTTCGAGGGCTTCAAAGGGCAGGGACATACTCGGAAGTGGTGCTTCAAGGGTCACTCCGGCCAGCCCGGTGTTGTCGACTGTGAAATCTCCAACGTAGACCTTTCCGGAGTTGCTCCGAAGCACCTGAATGAAGACCCAATTCGTTTCGATCGACGTGGCCGATAGTGGTACGGCTGTCCCGGCCGTGGTCGCAATAAAGTTATTGATCGTCGCCAGCGTCATCGTCTACCGCTTACCCTTATCGGTTTTCGCTTCATGCTCCTTTGCTGTTTCTTCACCCTTCCGGGTTCCTTGTAAAAATTACGGCTCCTGACTCCCCTTCTCCTTTTTCTGGCAATCGGACCAGGGCCTCTAGAGCTCCCCGTCATATCTCCTGGTATGCCGATCATGGCCGTAGTTCCCAGAGAGCTTTGTAAGCTCCCCCCTCCTCCGGAGGTCCCTGGAATATCCCCTGTATTCGATACCATCTTGTGTCTATCTCCCTCGATCCGGAGTTGAGTACGAAGGTCCAGTGTCCAGAGCGGGTTCTGCTGTCCAAATGACCGGCTGCTGGCTATAAACCTTGCGGGCCACGTCACCCATTCGTTCTATGGCATTCTTGAAAGCCGCTACAGCATGCGCAAACTCAGGACCACCTTCTTTAAAACGCGCTATATGAAAGGTGTAATCCTCGATCGACTCAATGAACTCATCGTCCATATCAATCGGATCCCCGTTGTCTTCGATAGTGGCCGGGAGCTTCATGACCACAAAATCAACCGTGATCGTTAAAAATCCCCCCGCTCCAAAACCACTTGAAAATCCGGTAGTAAATGCACTCGATGTAGTTGGAACACCTGGCCGGGGGAAAATGGCAAAGAGGTTGCAACCGATCGGAGCCCAACGCTTCAAGATGGTCCCTGTCTTGCTTTCCCAGAAACGATCCTCGCGGTCCAGGTCCTCCAACGTGACCCGTTCCAGCGACTTGTCTCCCACGGAAGCCGACATGACAGCGATTGTGTCGGTAGGTGGTGCGTAGAAGTTGTCGTCAGAATCGGTGATGACACCGCTTTCCAGGTGCAGTTTAGCTGATAAGTTATTCAGCTCTTTCATGCCCTCGTTGAGATAGAGGACCATTTCGGGCCGAGTCCAGAAAATAGGGGAAATCGTCTCGTCCAGTCTTTTGAGGACCAGGTCGATCACTTGTGCACCTGAGATGGCCATGTTCTATACCCATCCCGCGTATGAATCCCAATCGTGACTTTGATGCCAATCGGCGCCGAAGCCTCCGAAGGGCCAATCCGCATACGACCACTGTTGCCGCATGATCATGGTGTTGTCGTCTTCCATTTCCATTGCTTCTATGTCCATAACGGCCTGTTGTTTGAGCCGAGTAGATTCCGCTGGATCGTAATAGATCCCCCCCTCAATGATCTTGTGCTTGGGCCAAACGAGAGCGTCCGCTGTGGTCAGTCGCACCAAAACGTCGGAGCGGATCCCATTGGGAAGAATGTCCCCATCGTTCACCAGCGGAGGGAACTGGAAGTGATAAAAGAAGGGGATGGCCTGCTCTGAAACCGGACGAGGATAAAGCTCGTAGAGTTGAGATCCAGCGGGATCAACCTCATGACTCACGACCATGTAGGTCGTCTGGGTCAGAGTCCGGTGCGGATCCGAATAGTCGATCGTATCCTTGGGCATGTGGATGATGATCCGATACCGCCGTTCCAGGTTGACCACGGAGATCAACATTTTCAAGTCGGGAGCAAAGTTGGTGTAAACCAAGCTGAGTGAATAACTTGCTCCTAGCTCGGAGGGCTGCGCAATAATGTCTTTAAGGATCATACGAGTCGGGCTGGAGAATCCGGTGGCCGTGTAAAACGGCGAGTTGATTCCGACCTTCAGCTGCAAGTTGCTGAGTGAAGATCTGGTGACCGTTTCGCCAGCAAGGTGAGTTTTAGTGAAACTGGCCTTGAAGGTCGTTGCCGTAATGTCATAGACGTAAACGCCTTCTTCGTTGGCCCCTCCACCGTCGATCAGCATATAGGTGTTGGGTTCAACCCCCGCCATTGAACCGGGAGTGGCGTCGAGGACCTCGGCTGAGATCACATCGGCTGAAAGAGTGGTGCTGACCTTATCATCCACAGGCCATCCCGTAGCCGTTCCAATGATGACGTTGGAGCCAGTGACAGCGTCAATCGTACCGTCAGCGAAGGCAGCGGGAACGGAAAGGACCAGCTGCTTGGTCAGACCACTCCACACCCGCTTGGAAGTGACGAGGCGGAGGTTATCGTTAATCTTCCTGCGTATCAGCTGTGGGGGATATTTCGGGCAGACCGTTAGAACGTGGTCTTGCATCTCCCGAAAGTTCTCTTGAAACCGTCCACCTGGCATTCAACACCCCGAAACCCCTATCCGATACCAACAGCCGTTACGCGCACGGTCAGATCCGACAGATCCGTGGCGTTCGGAACCTCGCGCAAGGGCGCAGTACCGTTGCCCTCAAATGCCAACAGCAGCCCGTTGTCCCGATCGTACTGGACAACCCTTCCGAAATCGCTTCCAAGTCCACCTTGATCGGAAATCAGCTGATTGATCCGACCCAAACCCAAATCGGCGGGGGTCAGAGGCTCCCCATTGGTCACATAGGAAGCATCGAAGGTGATATCGACCCTCACACCCCGCTCGTTTCCTACGGACAGATCTTCTCGGTTCGCAAAAGTCAAAGGCATAGTCACACCTCTCCTTCGTTAAAGTAGGAGGGGCCACAAGGACCCCTCCCATTGTGCTTGCTTTACCGCTGCGCGCAGCCTACCAGTCGAGATTCTGGAGAATCACGGAGTTCTGGTTGCTTACACGCGCGCTGATCACACCACCGTAGACGGTGTCGATAGGTGCAGCTCCCGCTACACTTCGATTAAACGTCAAATCGGTAGAGCCACCAACGACCTTGTCTCCAGCTGCTGTGGAGGCAGCGGTGTTGACCAAAGCCACACCACCCACCTGCACATAGCAGAAATTGCCGTTTGTGACGACATTTCCATAGATTCCAGCAACGGAATTTGCTCCACCGAGAGCGTCGGTTTGGTCGCCAGTCACGGTATAGAGCCCGGTCTCGGGATCCAAAGCCAAGAAATGCGCGACTCCACCAACGGTAACGGCTACAGCACCGCTGCCTTCATCATGGAGACAATAACGGAAAAGGTTCCCATCGAAACGGACAATCGTCCCTAAGACTCCAGGTGAAACACCAGGTGAGGGAAGACCGGGAGACTCCCGGAATATTTCGCCCTCGTTGACCGTGCGAGGGTCCCCGGTGCTTATCTGAGTAGTCTGCGGTGAAAGTCCAAAGCGTTCGCCTGCCATATTTAACTCCTTTCTTTCACCTTAGTTGGCGATATCCGTCAGAATGAAATTGAGACGAGGAGCGGGGAACAGTAGGTTTCCTGCGAACAGGTACTGGCCGGCCACGTCATCCGTGTTCTGGGCTTCCTTCCATCCGGTGAACCCAAACTGGTACTTCCGGTTGGTGGTGATCCAGAACCGCGGGTTGATACTGATCCACGACCATCTGAGCTCCATTCCATCGAAGCGACATGAATCCGATCTTTGCCACATCGGAAGATTCCTCGAGGAATCTCTGCTGCGGCTGGATTTTATTCCAGAACAGATTCCACACTTCTTGGTCTGAAGTCATCAGATCGACGTGCTCCGCACCGAACCAGGCCGCACCGAACGCGGTTTGCACCCCGCTCAGTGTCAATGTCGGAAGCGAGTTCTGGAACCCGTTGATCCCGGCATTGTTCGTCCCGTCAGGAACGATATCGCTCCTGTCGATGCCGCCGTACGAACCGAAATTCGTCCCGTTGTCGAAAGCCGCCGACATTCCATCCAACTGGAGAGTTGAACTGTCGGTTCCCTGGCCATCCAGGTACATGTCCGTAGCCAGCAATTTCGCCATCTTTCCCGCTGCATTGACGAGTTTGCTTTCCACATAGGACATGGCTGCTTCCGGACCTCGGTTGAGAACATTGTCCGTACCGAAGAGAGTGACGTTGACGTAGTAGTATTTGACGTTGACCTCGACAGCGGTGTCGGTTTCAACATACGACGTATCAAACGTTCCACCTCGGCTAAAAGCGTCACCAGTCAGCTCGGCGTAGATAATCGGATGACGAATCGTCCGACCACCCTCAAAACGCTCGGCGTTTCGAGTACGCAAACGAGTGAAGACTGGAGAAGCCTCGTAGACGTTGTCCACCAACCGCGGGATGATGAATCGGTTCGTCTTCGAACTAATGTCATCAAAGGTTAGTGCCATGCTTTCCTCCTTGAGTTACAACAAATAAACAACAAGTGGCTTGCTTTGGCACTTTCGACTTCCCGAACAGCCTTGCACTGTGGGTTGCGGAGGTGGGTTTCGAAGCCACGACCTTCCCACTTGGCTTGCGGCGACGGGCTGCGACGGCTGAGCCATGCAGACCTGTCCCTTTTTCCCTATCCCTTCTAGTCGGGGGCTACTTTCCCTTCTTTCCGAAGCTCGGCAGCAGCGGCCATAGCCGCTTGCTTGGTTGTCATGGCGCTACCGCCATCTGCTTCCTTGCCGAGCTGCTCTAGTCTCGTTTCAACGGGGCCTTTACCCATGCTTGCCGCCCCATCGTTGTCTAATGGAAACTGCTGCTTGGATTCGATCTTTTGCCGTTCATCCTTGCGGGCAGCTTCGATCTTTGCGTCCATTCGCTTGTCGCTCACAAAGAGATCGTAAGCGTTCTTGAACTCCTCCTGGGACCCGATCATCTTCCTTTCGGTCGCATACTTGATGAACTCATCACGGTCCAGGGCCTCTTTGAACTCTGTGTTGTGGCTTTGATTGAGATCCATCAAAAGGAACACGTTGTCGTAGATGTTACCTGCGAGCCGGTTGCCACCTTCGAGCAGCATTTTTTCGGCATCCTTTTCTGTGAAAGCCTCTCCATTGGACGCAACAGTTTTCAGTTCCTTGACTTCCGAACGAAGGGTGGTGAGTTCCTTCAGCATCTCGCCTTCTTCTCCAACATCAAAGTTTCCCGTGCGGATTTTGTCTTCAAGCTCAGTGATCTTTTCATCTCTTTCGGTCAACTTTGTTTCCAGGCCCTCTCGTGCAGAGACATTGTCCTTGACGACCTTTTCCGCATCATCTTTCCATTTGCTCCACTTTTCAGATCGGTCGTTGACTTCGGTCTCTTTCTTTGTGAGTTCTTCCTCTTTGGCCTTCAGTTCCTCCTTGCCCTCATTCATCTTCCGGTCGTAGTCGGACTGACGTAGCCAACCCGCCTGAAGTTCATCCGGGGCTTTTTCCATGGTTTTGAGGAGCTGGCTCCGATAAGCGTCACTCATCTCAGTTTTTTCGATAAATTCTTTCAGTTCCGGTCTCAAAGGCATTGTTTCAACTCCTTCAGCTTCCCTGTGCTTTCCCCGAAGGGCTTGCGCACAATAGGGCTGCGCGTTAGGGATTAAAAATATTTAATCTGGAGAAGGACTGTGCTAGGATGGGTTTTCCTATTAGCCCATCCGGAGTCCTTCTCCGGATCAACTGCCCTGGGGGACCAATTCCCCCGGGGCTTTTGCGCTTTTACACGCTTACAGGAACCTTCGTTCCCATATTTACTGCTGGCATAGCACCCAACGGCGGTTGTTGAGCTGGAGCACCACCAGCCTGATCTCTACTGACCTCTTCTCTCATAGTGGCGATAAAAAAGCGAATATCAGAGAGAAGTTCTGGAAAGTCCACCTTCGCCAGTTCCGCTTCCAGCTGAACCGCTGTCTGAATCGCACCACCTGAATCTGGCATAGCATCCATGGGTGTAGCCGGTACAGCAGTTCCCGATTCCGACATCTTATTCGTCAGTTTCGTGATCAGATTGTCCGCTACGGGAGCAAGTCCCGGTTTCATTTGGACGAGTTTCGCGGTGAGCGAAGTAATAAGATTCAGATTGGGTTCTCCAGGAATTTCCCCAGGAAGTCCTGGGGGTTGCTGCGCTCCTGGCGG